AACGAGCGTAACATTCCTTGTATAGTCATCAATCACACGATGCTCAGTGCCTTCGTGATCCGTCCATCGTTGTAGCATAAGGTTATTCCAGTTGTAGCCTTTGCTGTTACGATCCTCGAATGCTTCTAGTAATCCAACTTTGTTCTTAGTGCCTTTTCTGCGAACGCCTGGATAAGCAGAAAACACATTGTCAGTTGGATCGCCTCTCATACATTTCTCAAATAATAGCCAAGCAGGATCTGGTGCTGGCTTTGCTTCTTTAGTCTTCTTATCAATAACCGGCTTGCCCTTTTCATCAAAGTAACCTTCGTGAGTAATAGTAACACCAGTGACGCCGTTGTATTGTTTGACATTAGGCGCAATAAGTTGCACAAAGTCGCTGTCTGTGCTGATAATAATATGCTCGTCCTCAGGATGATTCTGTATCCAGCCAGCAATGAGATCATCTGCCTCAAGAACACTATTATGCAGAACTGTTGTATTTGTTTCAGTTTGTAAGAATATCTTGAGTTGATCCAGTGTCTCCCAAAAGGCTACGTCTTCTATCTTTTGTTCTTCTGGCAGTGCCTCACGCCCTTCGTGACGATTTCGCTTGTAACGCTCGTAAAAATCCTTACGCCACGAACGCCCTTCTAAACATACAACGACATGATCCGCCTTAAAATCCTGCCAAGCCTTCTTGATAGAAGCGAGTGTAATATGTAAGCTCATACCTAGCTTGAGATCCAAATCACCACGGACCACATGGCGAGCACGGAAGAAACAGTTTGTCAAATCTACAAGAATATACTTCATAACAACCTTAGATTGGTGTGACTAAAATTTAATTGTAACATACATATATAGAAAAGTCAAGACTTGATTTCTTCAGCTAGAATTTGACGAGCTACACCTTTGAACCATTTTTCAACTATTTCTTCAGATGTTTCACCAGTATAGCCAGCATCTAGTAAACACTCAATAAATTCATTATTCCAATCTAGCTCAAAAAATCCATTTCTAATATTTTTTGGATCAACATTAGTATCTAATACTGCTACCCAAGGCTGTTTCTTGCGTGTAGCTATTCGTTTTTCTTTCTCTAAAACTTGCCGACGTTCTTCCTCTGGTGTAAGAGGTTCTTCTTTACGCCATGTGAAATAATCTTTTAGACTCATGTTCCCCATCCATTGCCGTATAAGTCGCATTGTAGCCTAGGGCTGAATCGCCATCCACGCTCCAATGCTACATCAGCAATTCGTTTTTTATTTTCATTATATATCTTAGTAGTGCCGCCTAATGGCATAATATAGATTGGCGCATAGACGCCCGCTCTACGATATGCTTCATCAGCTTCATATACATCATCAATATCTCTCTCATCCTCAATAACAAATTTGAAATACATATTACAATTCGCAATCTCACTCAACTGCTTTGCTACGTCAGGACGAACAGCATTTTTAAATGGCTCTCCAGAGATGCTCAGTTTAGGACTACATGCCCAAGTTACTTTTATACCACGAAGATTTAAATATTGTTCAAAACGAGCATTTAGAAACTGAGTTGTATTAGTTTCAACTGTTAGATTTCTCAGTGATTCCATTTTAGGATGATCTAATAGCTCGGGCCAAAATCTTTGCCACAGCAGAGGCTCGCCGCCTGTTAAAATAAAGTGAATGTCTTGTTGGCAGTTGGTAAGCCAATCACCATGTGGAGTTAGCCCAACCATAGCACTGGCAACCTCATCTGCAGTTTGATTTTTCATATATTTTTTGAACTGTGGATATATAGAAGCATATGTATCACAGCCAGAATTTACAATAGGTAAATCCTCAAATACATCTACTTTATCTAATACTCCATCGTCTAATAGTGCCTGTACCTCAGCATTTATTTTGCCTTTAGGTGTATCTCTTGGTAGTCCAAAATTCATACACCGAAAGTTGCATCCAAAGGTACGCAAAAATACCGATGGAGTGCCTACAAAGTTACCTTCGCCTTGGACGCTATAAAACGCCTCAGAATATCGTAGCGTTTTCATCCTCCGTGTCCTTTCATACTCAAACATAGCGTATAAAACTCTTGCTTGATGCTAGGATCCTCTAAAAATGCTCCTAGCAATACAGCAGTAGTCATATCGCTTTCGTGTTCCCTCACGCCTCTATGTGTCATACAATGATGCTCTGCTTTTACTAGAACAGCCACGTGTGGAGTCTTAGCAAATTCTTGTAGCTCGTTAGCTATTTGTGTAGTCATCTCTTCTTGTATTTGAGGACGCTCTGCAATATGATGAATGAGCCTGTTGAACTTGCTAAGTCCAATAACCTCACCGTTAGGGATAATACCTACCCAGCATCTTCCTACAATATTTTGAAAATGATGAGCACAAGTAGAACGAATAGAAATAGGTCCCGAAGCATACATGGATTTATAGCCCATATTAGGAAATGCAGTTACCTTAGGGCGTTTAGCATATCTGCCACGGAATATTTCATTAATATACATTTTAGCAACACGACGAGCAGTGTCGTTTGTGTTGTGATCATTGTCAATATCAATGACTAAACTTTTGAGAACTTCTTTGAACTTGTCAGCTACTTCTGCTTGTAACAGTTCTAATTCGCCTTCGTAAATATAGTCAGATATATTTTCATTTGAGACGTAGCTACTATCACCGTCGATGATTCTGCTACGAATAATATCACTAATTTGTTGTGTCATTTGTTTTCCTTGAAAAAGTGCTTATAATTTCATTATACACTTATTTAGGCCTATTGTCAATAAGATTCTGTCTTTTCTCTACAATTTCTTTGTAATATGATTCTGTCCAAAAATCATAATAGTTTGTGTTTTGTTTTATGACATTGCTTTTGTCAATTAATTCTCGGAGTGGCTGAACTAATAAAAGTCCATAATAATTATTGTTTGTTTTTATTTCGCCTATAAAGTTGTTTTCTTTTGGATGATCCCAAGCTACCCATAAATCTTTTTTTGTAGCTAGTTTTTGAAAATCATCAGTAAACCTTATAAGCCATTCTGCTGATATGTGCTTGTTATATAATATTACTATCTTTTTATTTTGTGGAAAGTTATTAAGATAATAGTGTAAGTCGGATACAATATTAAAAGTTTCTTTAGTAACAATTGATTCTCGATATTTGGCTATAAATGGACATATACTATTGCCGCCTAATTCTTCCACAGGTTTAGCTAAGTAGTCAAAATATTTTTGAAGATTTGTGTTATTCATTCTCTATCAATATCTAGTGTGTAACAATGAACACCGCCATCTAAAATCCAACGATGTCTTAATCCAAGTTGTGTAATTGTAATACCTGCTTGTTGGAAGAACTCATTTCTGCCCTCACCAAATATCGAACCCATTATCTTTTTTGGAGCATATGTTAGGGCATTATAATCAAAATCACCCCTTTGATCATAGCCTCTCAATGTTTTTAAATAGTGAGCTAACACTGACTCTTTTGGCTTGGTTTTCTCTATAAAATTTAGTATCTCCCAATTTTGAATATTGTGAGGAACCTCTAAGATACCGCCATTATAGGCATCATCGACAGATATAATTTCTTTTACAATACCTTTATATAAATCATGCATACTGGTAGCAATACAGTCTTTATCAATAGGATTAGCGCCACCATCAATATGTCCAGGGACACTATCTAGTTCTATAAATTTAACATTAGGGTGAGACTTTTTTACTATATTTGTAAGAAAATCATAACCTTTTTTAGTTCCTTGTGGAGTCCCAATAATTCTGTCATCGAATTTGAAAAAAGATGCGGCATGCAATAATGGTATATTTTTTAGTTTTTTGCTGGTATAAATGTATAATGATTCAACTTCTTGTTTAAACGCATCCATAGAGGTAATAAGATTTTTCCTATAGTCATTTATGATGCGCAGATAACCATTATAATTACTAATGCGAAATGTATTCCAAGGTGTAGGAGGTTTTCTTTTTAGCTTATCTAATTGTTTTCTTATGTTGGTATCCATCGTATTAATAGATGTAGAATTTAGATCAGTTATAGCACCATATACAAAATTAGCGCAAGCGTTCTCTATCTCTCTGTTATTTGGATCAACCATATGATGTATAGTTTTTCCTTGTTTAGCTAAATCATCAAAAGCATCTTTCCAATATAGCCATTCATTCCATCGGCTTGGATATGATAACTTGCATATAACAATATCATTTCCGTAGCTAAAACACCAATCTCGAATTGAGCTTGGACTACTAGGAGGTGAACTTTGTCGATGTTTTATTTCCTCATAGTATTTGCTAATATTAGGCCTATATACTTTGACTCCTTGGCTTTCTAAAAATTTTTGCATAATATCTAAATCCTCATTTGTTTCTTCATGAACTTGGATTAGATGATTTAATATACTTTCTTTTTTAGATTGCCTAGCGTAAAGTCTTTTTTTGTCATCTTGTTTGAGTTTTACAGGTGTTGATATAGAAGCTATATCTAGCAAATACTCTTTAGGAAAAACTTTTCCAATAAAGACTGTTTTTAATTTTGAATATTCGTTATAAATGCTCATGCGTAGTTTATCCGATTAGGTTTAAAGATAGTCCATAAAAATAATAGTACAATTAGACTTAATATACTTAAGAACAACGGACGATCAAGCAATTTGTCAATCGTATAAATTTTTGTAATTTGAAGAGTTAGTGCCTCTACTCTATCTGCTAGTATAAATCCTAATAGTAATGCGGGTCTTGAAAATTTATAGTATTTAGCACCTATTCCTAAAGCAGAGCAAAAAATTAATATGGCATAATCTTCCCATCCTCCAGTATATTGAACACAAGCCCATATGATAAACAGCACAAGAAATGGGAAATAATATCTATAAGGAACAGATGCTATTCTAGAAATATATGGAGTAAATAATAAACAAAATATTCCTACAATAACAGTAGCCCACATAAATCCATAAGTTAAGCTATCAAAGAATTTTGTATCATATGCTAAGTCAGGAGTTCCTAGCTCAAAGTTTAGCGACATAAACAGAGCCATAAGAATAGCAGCAAACCCTGCGCCAGGAATACCAAAAAGAACAGTAGGAATCATGCTTGTAGCTTTTTGTGCATTATTAGATCCCTCAGGACCTATAACCCCTTTTATATTCCCGTCACCAAACTTTTCTGTAGGATGTGCTGCTACAGTGCTGCCATATGACATCCAGTCGCTCATAGCACCGCCTAATCCTGGTAGTAAGCCAATAAATGCCCCAATAAACCCACCACGCATTGCGTCCCATTTATTTTGCCATACAGCATGAATTCCATTTATTGTTTGTTTTATATGATCTGTTCTTTTTTCTTTTATGAGCTGTTTACCATTTTTCAAACCATCTAGTAGTTCAGGAAAAGCAAATAACCCTGCTACCATAGGCATAAGCTGAATACCATCTCCTAAGTATATCCAGCCCATAGTCCAGCGATCTGAGTTAGTGCTGGGATCTGTACCAATGTAGCCTAATAAAAGCCCCGCTATGACAGCGATAAGTGATCTTATATACCATTTACTAGAGACTAGCCCAACACAAGCTAGAGCGAGCATAGTAAAAGCCCACAGCTCAGGAATGCCAAAATACATAATAAGCTCAACATACCATGGTAGTAGGGCAAAGGTTAGAGTTCCCCATAATAAGCCATTTACAGTTGACGTAGTAATAGCAGCAGATAGAGCATAGGTTGCATAACCTTGTTTTGCTAATGGATGCCCATCAACCATTGTAGCGGCAGCAGAGTTAGCACCAGGTATATTCAATAATATACCAGAATATGTATCTCCAGTGGTGCTAGCAGCAACTACTGCCATACAAAAGATTACACCTAAATAAGGATCGTTAGCAAAGTAACTGATGAAGGGAAAAAGAGCCACTAGTCCTGTAGTGGCTCCTGCAGAAGGAATAATACCTATTATCAACCCATAAAAAGTACCTGCAAATAGTGCTAGGATTTCTTCCATACAAGGCTAGGCTTATATACACTTGCCAATCCAAGTGCTTCTTTATTGAATTTGACTAAGTTTTTGAGTGCCGGCTCGGTGACGAATGTCATTAGCTTATTTCTTTGAATATCGCCATAAGTTCCAATCCGCCATTGATAGTTACCAACTTTTTCTTTAAACACTTTTCTAGATGATGGATCTGCTGACATTCTATCTAATGCTGTAACTATCTTATTTTTATAAGGACTATCTTTCTTGATCCAAAGTGCTTTTTGCAATCCATCTCTAAAACTTTTTACAAGTTTATATGTATCGTAAAACTCACCTTTTGGTTCCTCTCCCCATTTCTCTTTGAATAAGGTTTCTAGTTGTTTTCCAGGAAAGTTTGGATCATCTAAATGAAATCCAGTAATAGCTTCTAGCAATCCATGGTGAAACCATACTTCAGCATTATCGTTAGATGCGACATGCTTTCGGTATGCTGCTGGATTTTCTCTAGTAACATTTAACTCACCACGCTTGAATGCCAATCGTCTCTCAGCAGTGCTCATACCAGAAACCCAAGACACTTTGTCTTTGAAGCAAGAGATATATTCATCTACTGATTTTCCTGGCCCACACATTAACAAAGTAATAGCAATTGCCTCAGGAACACAACCGCTACAAGCACCGATAGTTGGGTTATCTACATTTTCGTTTTTAGGCTTACCAACAATAATGTTTAGATTCATTAGTCCTACAGAGTCATATTCTCTGTAATCATAATCAACCTCTTCTTGTAAAAATGACACACCGTTGCCACCATGTGATACCATTATGGTTTTGTCATCAAATTGTAAATTGTTATGGAATTCATTGAAACCTGGAATATCTCTGGCGCCAGGAATAAGCACAAGTTCAATATCTTCGCCTAAAAACTTTTCTAATTCCTTGCTGACAATCTCAGCCCAAACAGTTGTTCCGCCACCTGGCTTTTGCGGCACAACAAATTTATATGTTGCAAAAGCAGTATTTGATAGTATAATAGATGTGAGTGTGATAATAATAAATAATAATAATTTTTTCATGTTATATATTTTTTTATAAAAGTAATTGGCTTTTCAGCTACAACAAATATCCTCCCAAATGAATCATCTTCAAGAGTTAGGATAGTTAAGTTTAAGAGTTTCATTACATTTAGGATAAAATCTCGATTCCAAGGAAAAAACTGTATCCATTTACTAGCTGGATTTGTATGTTCTATTCCTGGATTAAATCGCAAGTATATAACACCTTTGTCAGCTAGCATATTAACAGCATGAGTTAGTTCACCCACTACTTTATGAACGGTTCCAAAATTTATGCTACCTAATGCTAATATGGCATCAAACTCAAAATCTGGGTTATAGTCTAATAATGGAACTTGAACATCAGCCGCTCTACAATATGGATCTAATCCAATCAAGTTGTTAATTTTGCCTTTGAAAAAGTTTTCAGCACAACCAATATCTAAAACTTTGCTAGGAAGTCTAGCATTAACAGTTGGAATTAGACTTAGTCCAGAATGGTTATACTCTTCTAGTTGCGGAGTCCAAATCTCACCAAAATAACGATGTAATACAGCATTGTCAATAAGATTTACAAGGCGAGATATACTTGAAAAGTTTAAATCATCTTTGGGTATGCTAACACCAAATGTATATTTTATAGCTTGATGTAACTTTGGTTTATCAAATAATAGGTGTGGAGAGCTAAATAATAAATTTTCAAGCTCGTTATAAATTTTAATATTCATAATAATATCATAATATAATACTATTATTTATCTAAAGAGCCTTCTCTATCAATGTCTATGGTATAACATCGTATATCTCTTTTTAGTGTATTTTGATGTCTTAATCCAAGATTATGAGCTCTTATATTTTGAACATACATAAAATAATCTCGGCTATCACCAAATATACCACCAACTGTTTTATAAGGCTCATACGTTATGGCGTTATACTCTAGATTATATTGATCCTCTTTATCACAAAGTACTCTCATATATGTATTAATCTTTGAGTCAGGATCAATAGTTAGGTTTATATGATTGTTGTGCCTAGAAGGAGTTAATAATAATCGTGGATTAGTTATCTGGTAATCTTGAAAAGTTTTAGTTCCAGTAACAGAGTGTTTTATAATGTTAGGCGAAAACCGATCATATAAATCTGTCATAATTAAATCTGAGCAAATTGGGTTTGACGATTTTGTTATGCAACCAGACTCTCCTAAAATATTACAAAAATTTATATCATATTTTGATAATAATATTTTTTTAAAATTACTATACCCTTTTTTATTACCTAAAGGTGAACTAATAATTTTTCCGTCATGTTTGAGATATGATGAAGTATGAGTTAAAGGATATTTTTTTAGGGCAGAATTAGAATATATATAAGTTGGCTCAACTTCGTCTTTAAATCTAGGATTATCTTTTGATATGTATAAATCTTTAATTGTTTTTTTATAATACGATTTACGAATCTCGTCCCATTCAGAGTTAATATTTTGAATTTGAGAAAAATTAAATTTTAGATCTTTTAATACTCTGCGTTGAGAATGAGTTTCATATCGATCTAATAAAGAGTTTGATATTTTGGCAAACACATCAAAGTCAAATTCATTTTCATCTACTATGTGATGTATTGTTTTTCCTTGCTCTCCTAACTCGTCAAATACATCTTTCCAATATAACCACTCATACCAACGATTTGGACAATAGGTTTTAGATAGTATAATGTCATCACCATAGCTAAAACACCAATCTCGTATTGTGCTGGGGTTTGGTGGAGCTGATTTAGTTTTATCTCTTACTTCCTCATAATACTTGTTAATATTGGGTCTATATACTTTTACACCTTTACCCTCAAAAAATTTTTGAAGAGCATCTAAATCTTTATTAGTTTCTTTATGGATTTTTATAAGAGTAGGCAGTATATCTTTATCAGAAGGCGATGCAAGTTCCTTTAGGCATTCTGTAGGTAACAGTTTGCCTATAAGAATAGTTTTTAGTTTTGAATACTCGTTATATACACTCATTTTGTTGATTGAAAGGATAAAGTAATACCACCTGGACCTGCTGATAATTCATATGTGTGCCAACGGTTTGAAAGGTTGATATCTAATTTATTAAAACAGTAAATAGAGACATATTTGTCGTCGTCTAGTGTATCTACGGCATCAATTGTGTTAGTTGCGTAATCAATGCCAACATTATAAAGATGATTGATTCTCTCAGGATCATCTTTCCAAGGGGAGTCTAATTCTCCAACTGGAATGTGCATAATCATTTGTCATATAATCCTACATTTTCCCACGGATATACAACCCAAACATCATCGTCTGCTTTGTTGACTTCCGTAGCATAATACCTTACCAAGTCAAATTCGCTTGATAGATTTTCAGTTAGTACAGCAAATCTTACATTATGATTCCAAATGTCTTTCCAAGCGGGGTTAGTAGCTAAACAGTTACTTTCCCAATCCTTCATAATCCATTTGAAAGTTCTACCAGTGTCATTGATGTCATCAATGACTAAAATATTTTTGCGTTTCTCAGGAACAGATCCAGTATAGCCAGAATTGGCACTTCCATCCTCAACTACGCCATAGCCAAACGCATCCTCAGCCATAATACAGTTAGATTCGTTTGATTCGTTGCCATTGTTGCGGAAACTAACAAGCAAACTGTCAGCAGGAATATCAAGCATATTGCTAAGGATAGTAGCGGGTACATTTCCGCCACGAGTAATACCTACAATATAATCAGGACGCCAACCGTCAGCATACATTTGATTAGTTATACTGTGGCACATACGCTCAATGTCGTGCCAAGAATACCATAGTTTTTTCATTGTTCCTTTTGTTTTGAATGGTAATCGTCTCTACAAATATGATATAAATCTATAAAATTTTTATAAGCCTTATCTAGCGCAGGATATACTTTACACATATCTTCAATTTCTCCTGTGTGTAACGTCATTCCTGGACTAAATCTAACTTTAGTAAATGTTCCTGGACCATCTAAATAGTCGGTGTATTCATATACTGCCACTGTTAGATCCTCTGGTGGTATGTTAATTTTCATGGTGTTTGCTAATAGTTTCATATAAAGCCTTGCCAGAAAAATATTGGTTTTGTACTTTATCTTTCTGCTCCTTTATATCGAGGAGATATGTAGAGTGGTTCTCCATAAAATCATGGATACGCTCTATAATATCTTCTTTATGCATTTCGTAGCTATCCCAGCTAGATGTCCATTCGCTAGGATATTTGAATTTGTCAATTGCCATCTCACTATAGGATAGCCTATCTGGCACCATAGGAATAGCATTTACAAGAACACCCTCATACCAACTGATACCGAGGGTTTCTTGTAAGTTAGCAGAGAATACAATTTTAGCTTGCCCTAGCAAGTTATGATATTGATGTTTTGTAAGCTCAGTGTCTTGACATACAACAAATTCATACTCAGGCAAACTTTCTTGTAAATCTCTAAAAATATTTACTTGCTTTTCGGGCGCCAGCCTATGCGGAAATAAAATCATATCCTTTTTAGGCATTCCATGGCACCCAAACATAGCAGAGTCTAGATATTCCATGGGCCAACCGACCTTGCGAATACCATTTAGTAACTGTCTATCTATATCAGCTTCGTTCTCCCAAAAAGTAGATACGAATAAGTTTATGTGGAATTGTGTGGCAAAGAAGTTGTCATCATAACATTCATACATTGCCATTTCAGTGTTACGCACCCAAGGCTTATTTCCTATAAGTCTGCCGAGGAAATCATGTGGATCGTAACTACCAGCGTGCCATAAGCCACCAATTCGAATGCGAACGCCCAGTAACTCAGCCATGTAACGAAGCTGGAGTACAGTTGGGTTCCACGCATCTGTATATAAGAAATAATCTCCATCATTTATCTTTCCTTCACAAAATAACTCTCCAATGAGCTTTAGTTGTTCGCTTTTATAAACATTAGTTCCACCAAAGTTTAAGAAAGCACCGGGGGTGGTAGATTGTACTACTTCACCCCCACTCACGATTATAGGATCAATCCCTGTCGCATCACGTAACTGAGGCGCTAGATGTTGCTTCCACTGTTTAGTGTAGCGAGTATCTACTGCCTCCAAATCCACGATATAAACAGTCATCTTTGTTCTCTTTTCCGTTTCTTTTCTTGTGTTCTACACCAAGCCATATATCCTTCCCAAACTTTATCGCCTTTTTTGTATAAGGACGCCTCGTGAAAGGGTTTGCCTTCAAAACGGCAATAATCACGGAAAGCATCCAAGTCATCAAAAATTTTGCGAATCAAAGGATCTTTAATAGCCATATAACCTCTTACTCATAATAAATTGAACAACCATTTTCCCCGTCCTCTGATACATCAATAATAACAGAGCGTCCGAGGTATTTTTCTTTAATACACTTATATAAATCATCAGCGATCATCTCACAACTCTTGTAATCGAGTTCGAGAGCTCCAGTGGTGAAGAGTTTCTCACACCATCGCTTGAACTGGATAAATTCTACTTCCCTGTCGTCGTGGAACACTTCTAGTTGAACTTTGAAGTGAAAGATATGACGGTGGGGATGCCCAAGGAAACTTACATCATATTCATCTCCTGTAGCGAGGTTAGGGTCAGTTAGAGCTGCAGGGTAATAGTGAATACCCTCTTTGCGAAAAGTGACCCAAATATATCTTTTAGATTCCATAATATCATCCTATATAATTTATGATATAATATATTTACTTAAATGTCAAGTTAGTGTTAAAAATTTGTCATCAGTATTTTCATCAGCGTTCAATACGCTGTCACTGCTATACTCATGCCAACTAGTAAAGTTCTTTTTGCGGGTTAGCTCATGAAGATGGTGTGTCCATACTCCAGGGTTGGAATACCCCCAAGTAGTGTCATCAAGTTTTAGCGTAGCATTGTAACCAAGTTGTGCTAGATATGGCATTTTTACACTAATCATAGGAATAAAGTTTTCATTTTCGCACCAGCCATACTCTAATATAGCTTCAGCATACTTTACATCAAAATCTAGTGCTACAAAGTAATTGTTGTCATCCTCTAAACATCGCTTGATAACAGTATCCCAACGATTCCAATCAGCTTCGTTTTCAGGGTTGAAAGACTGCGTTGTACCAAAATAGATTTGCCTTACTTTATGCCTCATAGCTTTGTATAAAATATCCTCAACAGGCGGAGTATCTACTACAAATAGCGTATATAATCCATGAGCAATAGTATGCTCTACTTCATTGCCTGTAAAATAAGTAACTTTTTTTCGTTCGCCTGTATCTAGTGCCATTGTATATAACCTCTGCTATATTGTTTATCTCGAACTACACCATCATCAAATGCCGCAGCCCACTCAGTATCACGATTATAACCTTTAGTCCAAAACTTATCAACATTCAATTGCTTCTTACTAATCATGTCCTCAGCCTCATACATACAATCTAAAAACAATGGCGTTCGTGGGCTTGGAAATACCATGGTACATGCCTTCCACAGCAGATTGCTGAAGTCAGTTGTAACAGGTTTTTGTGCCGCAAAAATTACCAAGGCGTTATTGTTTAAGATTGGCTGTGAAAATACATAGTTAGTAGCACTCAAGTCAATAACTACATCATAAGTCCCCTCATATTCAGATTTTAGCTTTTTCTTCCATAGGTGAGGATTGCTGCTTCCTACAACATCAATTTTGAATTTATAATCGTTTTGTCTAAGTTTTGTATAAGCTACCCAAGCAAGGAATCCACTACCTAATAGTAGTAGCTTCTTTCCTCTGCCTTGTCTAGCTAGTAGTTGATCCTTAGCTTGCTCAATTACATTTAGCCCGCAAGCCACTGGTTCTAATATATAGCGTGGGTGTGCTTCGGGGACAGGTACAAACTCCCCGTCACGAACGTTATAATAGTCCGCATACGCAGGTTCTCCACGTGTAGCTACTATATCGTGTGTTTTGACATGCACTACATTTCTACCAACTTCTACTACTTCGCCCAATCCTTCGTGTCCTTGCATATGTAATGGGAGTGGTCCAAACTTGCCGCTCATCATATCAATATCAGATCGGCATACACCTGTCATTAGTGATTTTACACAAATCTCATTATCACTGACAGGAGGCTTTTCCCATTCTACTTCTTCAAACTTTCCTGTGCCATCCGTTGCTAAAAGTCTTACCTTCATAGTAGTCCTAATTTGTTGTGAATGAATAAATCAATATCAAGTTGCCTAATCCAAAACTCGTCATTAGCTATTTGACTTACAGAATCTAAAATCATAGCCCTATATGCATCTTCAGGGCATAGTCCATAATGATACTGTATTGTTGGACCATCCTCAGTGTTGAAGATAATAAGTCTTCTGTCCTCAAGTCCATTAGCCCAGTTAGCAGTAAGTGTCCATTTGTCATTAAAGACAAACCGGCACTCATCATCAACATCATATATTCCTCCAGGATAAATGTCTCCGTATTCAGTTTCTGTAATATTTTCTAGTAGATGGTTTTGTGCTGAGAATCTAACTTGTAGCTTATCAGTTTTCCAGTCAGGATTGAGCGCAATAAAAAAGCTCAATAAGTGTGGCATCAAGTCTCTGCTTACTCCTCCCCATGCACATTTTTTAGTTGTAAACCAACTGCCAGGATGTGGAATACGCATACGGTTTTCCCATACGAAATTTACAGAACTAGCACTCTCGGCAATATCATTGTAATTGATTAGTTCTCTTCTCCACATATTATTTTTTACCATCATAATTCTAGTGGAGCGATAATCATTTAAAAGTCTATGCCACGCTTGAGAAGTTTCCAATCCAGGCTTCTCAACAAACATAACATCTACATTATGATTCTCAAGAATCTCTCTTGCTATCGTTTCGTGTGTAAAGTTAGGAGTGCAAATATGTGCTGTTTGAAATGACATTCTCAACGGCATTTCTGAAACTTCTGTATAGTTGCCTAAATTATTCAAATCAACAGTAACAGTCTCCCAACCTAGTTCTTTGTATATTTTGTAATATAAAGAACCAATACCTAACCCAACAATTAGAGCTCTTTTCATGATGCTTCCTCAAAAAGGTTGTTATAGAAAGTTGTGGCATTTTTCATTTTCTTGCCAGTAAATCCTCTAGTACCTCGAATGCCATCAAGATAGTTTTGATACTCATCATTTAGTGCGTTTGCTTTATCTCTGTCGTCTGTAGCAAAAATATCATTGACGACATCTCTGAATGCTACTACGTCAAACATTTCACGAACTAATACACCAGGAACAATGCCTTTGTCATATTGCCTGTTAGCTTCTTGTACAGCATTTATATGAGTCCATACATTATGTGACATTAGCAAGCAGTATGAGAACGAGTCCCAAGATGTAAATCCAATTTTACCAATTTTGTTTTTATCATTAGGCCCATATACACATACATCTTTAGCAGTCATGCCAATGGATATAGGTGAATCCTCAAATACTTTCCAACATCCTTCTCTTACCCAAGCATCTGCTAATGGTGTAGGATCTGTATGGAATTTTCTATCATCAAATGATGCTTCCATTCTATAACCCCATTTGCCTCTGTCAGGTGTTTCTGTAGCGCAATATACTTGCCCGTTGGCAGTTGCTAAAAATGGACTAGCACAATCAAAAGTAATCATAAAGTTTTCGTTATGATTTTTTCGAATAGCTCTTTGTATGTCTGTTAGCATAAGCGCCCATTCAAGTTTTGATGTGCCTAAAAAGTGCATTACATCCTGTACACCTTTTTCTAATAATCCGTCAAATCGTAACGCAATCAATCTTTTTATAGCTAAATGGATATCGCACATATTTTGCCCACCCATAGCCCAGCCACTGAAGTGATCAGTGTATTGCTTAGGGTCGCAATACTTTTTCATCTGATCATACCATTCGTCTGCTTCTGTATGGTTTTCGCCTTGTAATACGTTTAGGAACTTACACGCACCTGTTTTATTTTTCATAAAATAGTCGTTGTTTACTTGTGTTCCATTTACGCCTTCCTGGAATGTGTTGATTCCGCTAGCAGCTCTTCCTTCAGGTGTTTTACGCACCCATGTTGGTATATCTAGGATCATTCCATAATCCATATACGCATCCATCCAAGTCAATACTAGCTCACGCTTCTTTTTAGCTTTAGGACAGTTAGGATCTTTCCAGTCACCTTCCCATACACCTTTGCCAATCTGAAATCCTCCAGAGTCACCTAACATCCAAGTATTATCACGATCTCTATTGCGGATCATGTCCTCTTTCTCAGCCTTCTTATTGATGTCTAGAATTGCGTGTCCTGCTGAGTATAAGGACCACTTATACTTGTAAATACCTTCATTTTGATTTAGCCAGTTGAGGCTTTCCATCCCATTAGTCATTGGAGGAATAAATCGTGAAGGATCTACATAATTTATAAATCTTTGTTTACCAATAAATGTAGCATAAAAAGTGCTTAGGGCTGGTAAGAAGTGTGCATAGTCTTTTTGATGTTTAGTTAAGTCAGTATTCATTTTTGTTCATTTAGAAATTTCACTATATCGTATTTAGGTTTGAATCCTAAATTTTCTAATTTTTTAATATTAGCGCAGGTTTGCATTCTTTCATTTGGTGCGTCTAATCTGATGGGAGTGTCTGCGGGTGCTAGGCTTGATACTTGTACAGGTTTGCCAGTACCAATGTCAATAGTGCCGCCATATTGGCTGCCCATTAGTAATTCAATAGCATCTAGCAAATCTTCCATATGTATAAAGTCACGTGAGTGATTTGTAACATATTCTAATTTACCATTTAGCAATTTATCAACAAACATTCCTTTACGGGGCGTTTCATTATATACAGTATGAAATCGCATTCCTAGTGTTCCTCTGTAACGCCCGCCTGCCATTTCCATACAGAATTTTGAAGCAGCATAAGGATTCAAGTCTGGTTCTGCAGCAGAAGAAGAACTCGCATAAAGAATGCGAGTATCAGGACCGTGAACGCTAAATAGCCGTTTGGTGGCTTCAACATTGTTGAGCCAATATGCCGCAGGATCTTTAATACTTTCTCTAACACCGCTCAACCCCGCTAAGTGAATAATCAAATTGAATTTTTCCTTTAGCGAGATAGTATTGATATCATGTCCATCTACTAAATCATAACCAACAATACTGTTGTTTTTCTTTAGTCGATTTACAAGGGCAGTGCCAATATAGCCTCTATGCCCTGTAACAAGAATGTGCATTATTTTGCCTGCGCTGGCAGGATGTAATCATATACTGTAAGTCCGCTATTTACGGAAATCTTCATAGCTCCATCATCTGATAGGAACATCTCAATTTTGCCATCCAAGTTTAGAATGGACTGAATTTGTGATACTGGATAAGTCCAAGTATTTTTTAGTGTTTGTCCATCAACACCATGAGACTCAAATACAAACTGCCCAGCGTGTGAAGCAGCATCACCAAATGAGAATACTAGTCCTTCTTTTGTTTTACTAATATTGACGTGTGGCTCCTCAGAGTGTGCTTGCGACATAAGTTTCAATCTAGAGATAGCAGCCGCAGTAGGTTCAAACTCAATACCCCAGTTAGCACCTTTAAATTTTACTGTGCGGAGTTTAGTCTCAATAATAGTTTTATTCATAAAGCGATAATCATTTTCAAAGTCACCTGCTGAATTCTCAAAATGAATATGGCTAGGAAATGTCTCATCATTCCGTGTGTCTGTTACAACCTCAATTTTTGCGTTTTCTTGATACTCTGGATTTTTCAAATGTAAGTTTAGCTTATCAAGATTTGTCATGCCAAACACGCCATCAAACTCTTCTACACGATCCTTTGTTTTAGCATATAGAATAATGCTACGATCATCTGCGATACTGTTAATATTAGTTTCGTCCTCATCAGTAGTGACTTTCAAAAGTCCAAGGCCGAGGGTGTGAGTATGAGACACAATGTCTTGCAAAATATCTTTCATAGTTCTCCTAAAAATGTGTTGATATTATATTTATAGAGTTATACGTCATCTTCTTTATTTAATGGCATAAAAATATAGCTATACAAGCCATACTTTGTTTTTACTGTTAGCATTAGTTTGCCTTCATCTGAGATGCGAAAAGTTTTCTCACCTGCCATTTCTAATACGGCATTAACGTGAGATACATTATATGTCCATTCTTTGTTTAGATAGCCAATTGGTAGTCTATAGCCTTTAGTATCCTCTTTCTTAATTATAACTTGATTTCCAGTTTTTGTCAAGGATCTTTCACTGTTTTGTATTTGCTTAATGTTTGCTTGGCTCACCTCAAAAATAGCTACCTTTTCACCATCATATGTTGTATTAGCAACCGCCTGTGCATTACTATCAACTCTAGCTTTAGCTAAATCCTGTGTTAGCCCAGATGGCGTAGCAGGTGTTGGTAATGTTACTGGATACTCTAGTCCTTCTACAAAGTCTCCTGCGGATGCTATTATTTGAGTCGTACTCATATCAAGAATAGCACTAGGATCTGTAACTGAGGCAGCTACTGTTGTAGGAGATTTAGTTGGGGCTGGAGCAGGCGCTGGATCTTGCTCAGTTACTGCCTTTGTTGCCGGAGGTGGTGGAGGCGCAGGAGGTGGTGGTGGAGGTGTAGGGCGAGGGCGAGGAGCTTTTGTAGCATCAGGCACTCTGTATCCACCAACGCCAATCTTTCTAGATATTAGATAAATGTCACTAGGGTTAGCAAGTCCAACAGTCAATGAATCTGAAAAGAAAGTAGCCAACCATGGATTAGTAGATGATATATTACCAGATACTTTTGCTTGTGATTGGGCCCAAGAGCCATACACCTTAGCAAAAGAAAATTGTTTACCAGGGCCTGTAGTGTTCCACTGCCAATTCCACGGCATATTAACATTTACTTGAACTGCTATATATACTGCTTTAGATTTAGGTATTCCAGATTTATCTAAAAAGTTATAAGGAGCAACATCCCATTTACTGATAGGTTGTCGTTGTAGTTGTAAGGTTCCGTGTGGAACTTTATTCCCAGAAAATATATCCCACATACTTTGTGCCATTTTTGGATTAGCTGGTGAGATAACAGGCCTACTACCTGCTTTGAGATGATAAAATTTTTCTGTTTGAGTGTAGATATTAATTATTCTATAATCAGTAATAGAACTAGAATTTCCATATGATGTGTCTAAATCTCTTACTAAATTAGTTCCCCATTTAGATGAGATTTCGCCTTTGGCTCTGAGCTCAGCCTCGTGTATTATCATATGAATAACTGATGTAGTTTTACTAACATCTTTTCGATCAGCCCTAACACTAATACCGAGAACAGCGCCAATCATGATTTACCCCTGCCTATTGTGTAATCTGTATCTTTTATATAATATGGACCATATATACTATCATGTGATATCTCACAAGTAATACCACCAAATGTAAAAGTATAACTGCCTTCCATTGGAATTGGATTTATATCTACACGATGTGGATTTTTCCTAGTATATGGTTCACGCCTAGGATAGCTTGTAAATATTAGCCCATTGCCGGTATCGTGTCTTGCTTGGCATCGTGCAGTAGTATGGCCCAATTCAATCCAAGGACCATTCCATTCATCGCTTACATAAAATCTATTTTTATCTACAATAGAATGAACATAATATTTTTTATTTGCTTCAAGCCCAGAGGCTGCTGGAGGATTTACAAACTGTATTGGTTGGCGCTCTCTGTACGCAAACCAAAAAGTATCATCAACAAATATATGATGAACATGATGCTTTATAGTAAACTCAAAGTTACAAAATGGCAATTCTAGAGCTTCGCCATTTGGTATATCAGTTATTGTAAATCTTGTTCTAATAAATTTTTCTGTTGGTGATGTAGATCTATTTGATTTGTCAGGATATCTTGCTTTAGGGTTTAGCAAATCCTCAATTGGATCTCCAGTATTTTCATTTAGCAATACAGGCTTTTCAGTATCTAAATATACCTCAACTTCATCTGTTGATATAATTTCTTTGATATAATATTCTTTCTTTGGATCTAATGTAGCTTGTGCCAATGCTTGTGCAGAATCAGGATTATTTTCAAATTGTACTTTCATTCCTGGCACTAGATAATCTATAATATGACGACTATTATAATTTGGATCATTTCTTGTAGCATCATTTATAGGATGTTCCATTTCTAGTGCGTTGTCTTGTATTTCCATCCAAAATTCAAAATCAGCAAATCTAAATGAGTATGGATCGCCATCAGCAGCATCCACAATGCTAAAGGTATTACAATCAACTATTTTATCAATTTTAAATATTTTTCCTCTAGGAATTCCTACTTGTAACAGTGCTTCAGCAGAGTCTGCAGGATTCTCAAATCTTACAGGCATTCCTTCATAAAAACGGCTTGTGTCCTCAGTTTTTAGATAACCACTTTTTGTATCGGGTATTTCATCCCGCTGTTCCCCTAATCCATCAGTTGACGGGCTTACTACTATATACTCTGGTTTGACACCCGTAATGAGCCCTGTGTACCACGCAATAGGCTCTGCTCGTGTAGTAAACTCATATATAATGCGTGGAACATATGTTCCAGAGATTGTAGGCTCAAATAACATTTGTCCTTCTTTAGGATTATCTTCACCAAACTCTACTTCCATCATATATTGATATAATCCAGGAACAGATGAATGATTTCCTATTTGCTTAGTATAAATATCAAACTGCCTAAATTCATCGTATGTTACAGACATATCTTTAAATCTACGAATAGTAGCATCTGACATTTTGAATGTTATATTCCACAATGACTCTGAAAAATCTACCATAGGAAATATTTTAGGCGTAATATCTTTTTTGTGTATTAGAGGAACTTGATCATTAAATGACTTATCATCATTTACAAAATCTATTCTAGATGAAACATATTCTCCATCTTCATTTACACTTGTAATTTTTACATTAGAACCTTTAGCATATTCGTTTAGATTGCGTAACTGTTCCCATAGCTTGCCTAAGTTATCCATACCAAAGTCTTTGTTGAACGCACGGATTTTCTCATCTGTTTGTCCTACAAAGTATATGTCTTTTTCAGGTGATACTGCTTCTAAAAATGTATTATCTTGTACTATCTCAATCCTGCCAGCCCAAGCCTTATTGAATCTTATATACTGTGAAGCATTTTGTGATGACGCTAGACGAATTTTATTATTTTCCAATAACTCGTATATATAATATTTAGAGTTCGTGCTTAGTCCTGCTTCAGCTACTATATCTGTATTTGAAGGAAAGTTTTCAAATATTACTTTCATTCCTAAGTCTAAAAATGATGGATCTTTGATTACTACATAACTTCTATTATGTCGTATAGTAAATGAAAAATTAGAATAAGGAACTTCAATAATATCTTTAGTTGTAGGAGTTGTTCCTACTGTAAATTTAGTACAGTAGTCATTACACCATAGTGTATTGACATAATAGATTTTATTAGTGTCTAACTGTGCATTTGTTAGCGATTGTGTAGATCCATCTGGCGAGGTTAGGAATTGAACAGGCATTCCAACTTCTAGCCATGGAGTTAGTTGTGGAGATGTTGTAAGTTGATGTGTTCGAGGATCAATATCTAAAATCTTACCATATAAGTCAGGTATAATTTCAATAGCTTCGTCTTTGATATGATAAAAGTTTAGAAACTCAAAAAATGATGCATACCAAGTATGTTGCAAGATATCTAGTAATTGATTCCTCATTAATCTTTCTTTTCTTGATTAACTTCGATGTATGCTGTTCCATCTTTTTCTTTTAGTGTAAGCCTAACATCTTTAATTTTTCTATATGATTTTTCTATATCAAAACATTTTACATTGATATTTTTAGCGGCTAGCATACTATCGAATGTCATACCTTTGCCAATTAGATTATGGATATCCATATAACCACAATCCATGCCTAATCCGTACATTCCTTCGTCAAAGCCAAATACATCATATAATACATATCTATAAGATCCATTTGCTTTGACATCTCCGTTATGGATTTTTTTGCATACGTGGTAAAACGCTCGCTCCTTGTCTTCATCATCGAGCCCTTCCCAAAACTGCATAGCTTCTCGTTCGTATTGTTCCATAGCCTTTACATAATATTCGCGAACCTTCTCCATCTCTGGAGAGTTTAACACATCTTTCAATGTTTGTTTCTTTTTATCGTCTTTTTTTTCTTTCATATCACCCAAACTCAAATAATGCTTTAAATGTATTGTCCTGTCTAGTGTCAGTCAAATCATATTTTAGAACACCAATTAGATTATCTAATTTACTATCAATAATAGCATTTTCCATAGCCTCATGATCGAACGGCAATGCTTTGAACCAATCTGGTAATCGAAGCTCGTCTGTTGGATATGCTACTGATGTATATCCTAGTGGATTTTGCTTTAGCTTGCATACAATAACTTTCATGCCATCCACAATCTCCATACTGTATTTATCGTGGTTCATAACCCGTAATGTGTTCCAGTTGAGACTTGCTCTAACGTGCCCTGGCAAGTTAGCTTTACCCTGCTTCTCTTCCAATGCTCTAAAGTGTCCAATTTTATTAGCTCTCTTAGGAGATCCTTTTTCCCAGCCCGGACGCTCTTTGAATTGTATTCTAAATTGCGTAATGCGTTGTAGAATAGATTCTTCAGATTCTTCCTTTAGCACCATCATTAGAATTTCCATCAAAAACTCTTGCATAAAGACAGGAGTATCTGATCGACGCAAATCTAAGCCCATAGCTTTGATTTTTCCATCTTTGCCATCTATGTCCTTGCGATCACCTTCTAAGTCATACACTAGGGCAGCATAACGTTTCTTAGTAATGTATAAGCCTGACTCAGCAACAATCTCACGCCCAGCAGCAATAACATCAGAACGGCTAGCTGGACAGTGAAAAGCGTCCCGCATAAAATCTGTAAAAGTAGTATTTGTTGCTTCAGCTACCTGATCGTATAGTGTAATGACTGTGTCTTTGTCCCACGGGATTTTTCCATCTTTGATATCATCCTTTAGTGTATTATACGCCGAAAAATATACAGAGTCAGTATCACCATATATTACAGCATCGCCTGTGTGATCATACTTTCCTGTAATAGTTTTATTGACTTCTGCGGACATATGCTTTACAATAGCTCTACCCGTAAGTGTAGTGGATTGCCCAATACGCTTGTCAAAAAATCTACAGCCAGCATTTAGAATAGCACCATACAGAGAGTTTAGATTAATTTTCTTTACTAGCTGCCGTTTATCCCAAAATGCTATCTCAAGCTCGTTACCAGCCTCAATAGCTTTTTTCTTCATAGCTTGGAGTTCTTTACGTTCAGCATACCAACGTTTCAAAATACCAGGAATGACACCTTCAAATTCTGTTGTAAATATTGTGCCATTCGCAGATAGCATCCATGGAGTATGTGAATTGAATATAAGTTCATATACTTCAGCAGCAGACAATACTTCTGTCTCGCCATTTTCAAAATCAATAGTAATCATTATATCACGCCGTTGCTGCATTACTGCCTCATACTCTAGCGTGCCAAACATTCCTTCCCACGCACCAGCAAAAGACTTCTTTTCAAGCTCCTGCGCCTCTTTGAGCATTTCATCAGTAGCCTCTGGGCGTAGCTGTCCTACAATAGTTTCAGGTGCCATGTTGAGGGATCTAATAACACTAGGATACAGAGAGTTCAAGTCCATTGAACCAATCCATTTGTGTAGCCCTTTCTTTGGAAATGCTACATATGCTCCTGCTGCCTGCGTAGCACCTTCTACCATAGGCGGGCGATTAGGAACTCTCAATCCTCTGTGATGTGCTTCATTGATAATAGCTTGCTCAATAACTGCTACCGCTCCCATTGTTGTTTGTAGCAATACAGTATTGGCGTGAGCTAGAATATTGCTGAGGTCGATAAACTTTAGCTTTTTGTCCAGTTTATCTAGCAGAGCTACGTCCTGCCGATTGTATTCTATAAACGTGCGAAAATCGTTGTTATATAGCTGGTCCAGCGTACCTTCGTATACCGTTTTGTTTTCCCCAACCTCTAGCTCGCCAATTGCATCTAATCTGTAGCTGTGACGCTCCTCATATGTATATTTACGATATAAATCTAGCGAGTCTAAATGCACACGTCCTACTAGATCATATGTTTCTGCTTTTTTGCCATATCTTTCGAACTCTCGTTTCTTTGGCAATTGTTTCCATAAACAGAAACGCCTTGTATCGTTTTTACTGAGAACACGACTTACACGATTTACAGTATATGGGATATCATAACCCTCTGAGTTCCATCCGCTCAATATGTCTGCGTCATCGATCAAATCTAGAAATGTGTCTAGCATTTCCTTCTCAGTTTCAAATAACATAACGGATTTGCCCCATTGCGCCATTTGTTCCCTAGCTTGCTCAATAGGTAGTCCTTTAGGAGGAACTGCTAGTGTAATAAGTGCTTCAAGCCATTGTAAATGAACTGTAATAGCAGTAATAGGCATAAATGGATCAGACGGATTAGCAAATCCACGTTCTGGATCAAAATCAGTCTCAATATCCCAAAATGCTATGTTCAGCTTTGGAGCTTCTAAGTTTAGATAGTTCTCACTAAGACATTGGAACACGGGATTGATGTCAGCCTCAAATAGACGGCTATTTTGATACATGGCTTTCTCCCTACGAAAATCTTTTGTACTTTTGCAAGTAATTCTAGTAAGGGGATCTCCATAGACAGATTTATGCTTGCCTTTTTTATCCTCTACATAAAAAGTATATTTTACGGGATATTCAATATATTTGCGTTCGCCTTCCACACGTTCTACAATGCGGATGATATCAGCTTCCTTATCAAAGAAGCCGTCTATGTAACTCATTAGTTATCCTTGCCAACAGTTGCTACCAATGTCTCCAAATCTTCAAATTCGTCTGCTACTTTATGCCATTCGGCTTTGTGTGCGATTTTAATAGCTTTTGTAATAAGCGAGGGTTTGATGTTCAATTCCTCTGCTACTGCTTTGACTGTATCTCGCAAGCCTTCTTGTAAGTCTTGCACTTCTTGCATTACAATCATTCCTTCATTTACTAATCGTTCTAGTTTTGCTTTTTCGTCAATGCCATATACGCGATTGCTCATAATACTCCTATAAGATGTGTTATATTTTTAATTATATACGAAAAAAGTGAAAATGTCAAGTGCCGCCCGAGAGCGGCAAATTTTTATCATCCGCCTGTTCGTTGCTTCTGAAAATAGTTAGCTGCCGCAGTCTTGCTAGGAACTTTTCCTCTTCCTCCTGATCTTTGCTGTTGGAAATAATTCTTTTGCTGTGAGGTAGCTCGTTTTGGTACTGCGCCACCTGTTCTTTGCTTTTGGAAATAGTTTGCTTGATCATTTGTAGCTGGTGGAACATAACCTGTGGGAGCTAGTTGTGGACCAAACTCTGGACCAGCATTGGTTTTTGCTGCTACTTTAGTCTGTGGCGCTGTTTGCCCATTACCTTTTATAAAGAACTGCTTATTGACTGGATCTAAAACTACTGGAACTCCTTGTCCTTTGAATTTCCCACGCTGTCCAACTGCTGATGGATCCACAACAATTGTCTGACCATTTGCTGGAGCCGGCTTTCCTTGTCCAGCAAATGTAAATACAGTTCCGTTATATTTTACCATCTTACCACTTGTTCGGACTCCTGGTGTAAGAGCGTTTGGATTTGCTTGCTGTGCTGATACAGTTTGTGCGGCAGGCTGTGCATTTTGATTCATTCCAGGAAGTTGTGCTGGTGGAGCCTGTGCTACATTTTGCTGTGCGGCAGGTTGTAACCCAGCTTTATTCAGTGCTTGTTGGAATCCGTGATCTACTGTGCCAGGTGCTTCTGGTCCTGGTAAGTTAGCGGCTGTTTTGCTGGCATTAGCAGGATTTGCTGCTGCCGCTGCTAACCCTGGATCTACTCCTGCTGGAGCCTGTGGAGCTGGAGCTTGAGGTGCCGCTGGCCCTGGAGCTTGTTTAGTTAGGAACATTCTTCCGTGAGCTAGTTCAACTGTAGCTCCTACATTTTCTTTGCCAGGGGGTGGTGTCATACCCAATGCTTTCCATGGAACTGAAATAACTTCTCCAACCCCTGGAGCTGGTTGCCCTTGTCCTGCAAAGTTATAGGCTTTTCTATTATACAAAATTTTAGCAGCTGATTTACTTACACGAACACCTTGTGTTAGTGGTGCTGTTTTAAGTCCTGTAGGTGCTTGTCCGCCACCTTGCTGTTGTTGAACTGGTGATGCTGTGTTAGCTCCTCCAGAATTTGGAAACTTTGGAGCTGAATCGCTGTAACGTTTAGGCGGTGGAGGCGCTTGTATATTAGCGTCTTGATTTCTAGTATCTGATGGATCTGGATATGCAGGCGCACCCGGAGTTGTTCCTCCACCCTGTTGCTGTCGTTGAGTTCTTGAATCTTTTCGAGCTGCCATTGCTGCCCAGTCAAGTCCACCACCACCCTGCGGTTCTTCAGGTGCTGCTGCACCACCCTGCGGTGCTGGAGGTGGTGCTGGAGCATTCGCCTGAGATTGCTGAGCGCCACCTTTTTGTGCGCTAACAACTCTTTTTTCCAGATCTTTAACTGTTGCGTTATTTATTTTAGGCATTTCTGCTTTTGGAACACCTTTATCTTTAGCTACTTTCGCTGTTGCTTGAT